TACGTTAAAAGCTCATTTTGTTTCAAATAAAAAAAGGGCAACCCGAAAGCTGCCCCTTAATAAACAATTAAACATGAAAAATTAAGGCGTAGGCGTAACAGTTGTGCCGTCTCCTAACTGAACATTCATTCCTAAATTTGCTAAAGTTTGGTCTGAGCTTGCATTTATAAACAAATGAGGTAGTTTCTCCATTGCTTGAAAAGTCAAGTTATAACCGCTCATGTCGCCAAAAGCAGCACCTGTAACAATAGAACCTCCGTTAACGTCTGCTCCATGCTCATAACCTACTAAAAAGAAGTTATTGTTATTGTCTCTTACGATAATTTTAGGTCGTCCGTGCGCTAAAAGTTTTACCTCTTTGTGCGTTGCTAGGTCTTGCTTCTTTAACATCAAGTTCAACACTTGGTCGAAGAAAGTAGTACCGTTCTCACGAGAAGAGTTAATTGCACTCTCTAGGCTAGACGTTCCTTTAATCTCGTATTTGTATGCTGTAGGGGTTCCTCCTACTGCTGTAACTTGGCTATCTACGTCAAGCGTAATCTGGTCTGCTGGTAAATCATCATAATTAATGAAATATACCGCATCCAATCCCCCGACCGTATCTTTACATGGCTCAAGTCTTCCAGCTGTAATATCACATGCCATATTTTAAGTATTATAAAAAAGGGCGGGCGTATACCCACCCCTTTAAAAGTTAGTAATTCAATTATTAGTTAACAGCGTTATGAAAGCAAACCAGTACCAAAGTACAAGTTATCAATCGTTGAAAGGATAGCAGTGTCAGAAGACATACCAGGACACATTACAACAGGAATACCGTCAAAGTATAAAGCTCCTCCTGTAGTGTACCACATGTTACCTTTGTTCTCGAATCCGTTAGCTCCTACTCCTGCAGCACCGTACCCACCTAACGCACGTACATACGCTTTAAAGATGTTGTTAGATACATACAATCTCAAGTCTTCACGTCCGTAAAGAGTGTCAGGCATTGCGTCAATAACTTTACCTAATTCAGCTACTACGTTTGTAGAATCTACAGTAGTACCTGTTACTTCTTGAGCAGCTGGCAATTCAGCGTCAAGTGCTAACAAAGTTTCAAATCCGTCGAACTGTCCTGTTACAGTTTTGTCTCCTTGCCAGATAGAAAGCTCGTTTCTAGCAGCAGACTTCTCAGCTACGTGAGCGATTAAGAAATCAGCGAAATTCTTAGGTAGGTTGTCGAAAGCAGAGTACCCCATTTCGATAGCTTCCCAGTCAGAACGAAAATCAGCCTTACACAAAGAAAGGTTAATTTGTAAATCTTTTGGCTCTAAGATACGCTCTGTAAGTGTCAAAGTTGAAGTAGGGTCGAAGTCACAAGAACCATCTTTAACGATGTCGTTAAGACCTACTCTTTTAAGTACTTCTTTGTACTTTACATTTTGCTTAACAGTAATAAGGTTGTTAGCAATTGTTGGCGCTGGTAAAAGCGCAGCAGCTACATACTTACCCGCGAAACTTCCCGAATAGCTTGTAGTGATGTTTGTTGTTGTTGCCATTGTTATTTATTTAAAAATTATTATTTACTAATTAAATCGTAAACCATAGACTTTAAAGACTGCTCCTTTTTGTTAAAAGAAATCTGCTCTCTAGGTTGTGCGTTTTCAGGGTTGTGTTGGATAGGCTTAGAAAGCTCTACCTCTTCTGTAGTTTCCTCTTTTTCCTCGGTTTCGTCCTCTTTAGAAAGTTCCGCTAAAATCTGAGCTTTCAATTCAGCGATTAAAGATTCTCTCTCCTCAGCTGAGAAGTACGTTTCTTTAGATACTGACTCAACTACTTTCTTAGCTACAGGCGTAGCTGTTGGCTCTTCGCTCGCTGCTACCTCTTCCATCTCTTTCTCTTCGGCTTCTACCTCAGCAGCTTCTTCTTCCATTTCCTTTTTCTCGAAAGAAGCAATAATTCCCTCTTCTTCAATTTTAAGAATCATGTCCTCAGCCATTTCGTACTCTCCTACAGGTAAAGGAATGCGCTCGTCCTCATTGACGATAAATACAGGTTGCCCCGCCTCGAATACTTCAGCTTCTAGTGCTGCTTGCCCGTCAGCTGTCATAATTTGCTCTAGCTTTACTTCTACGGCTTTTAAACCTATCTTACGAAGTAGCTCGTTTACTTGTTCTTTCATTTTTGTTTTATTTATTATTACTATATACGTTTTATTTTCTGTCTGTTATAAATTTAACTTGAAACGCGGGTAATAGTTCGCGTTGTGTCCTCGTTTACAACGTTTGAAGTATTAGTGCTTACGATAGGTGTAGAGGTCTCGGTTTCTACCCTGTTAGTGTCCTCGTTTACGACGTTTGAAGTGTTACCTCCTACAGTGCTTCCTATCCCTTGCGCTCCTATAGTTCCGTCGCAGCATTTACGGCTATAAGTCTTGCCGTCTTTACACAGGCAACCTCTACGCCCTCCTCTAGGGCTTGTTCTACTCGGTGTACTCATTTAGAAAGTTGTTGGTTTTTGGTAATAAGTCTGAATTAAAATACCTATGTTTCCCTCTATATCTACAGAAGCTCCAGAATCATTACGCAAAGCAAAGTAAAAGCCACCAGTCACGAAAGGGTCACTAGCCCCAGCTGTGTAAGTAACAAAATTAAATTGATTACCGCTTACGTCTTGGTCACGTGTTACCTTAATCTCGCTACCTATAATACTATCGTCTGCAAATCGTCTTAAAGAAAGTCCTAAAGTTTGTCCTGAGCCTGTAGCTATACCGAAATTAACTCTAATGTTATGCTGTAATCTTTGCCCCTCGTATGCTGTACCTACATAAGGAATAAGAACATGGTCGCCACTCCCCGCTATGCTTAACTCATCATAAGAAGTAGTGCCGCTTGCTACTTTGTCCGCATTCGTAAAAAAAGTAAAACCGTTCGCTGTTTCTCCGTTTAATAAAGTTTGAGGAGCTGCTAAGTCCATACCCCATTGAGTACTACCAAAGTTAACAGCATCCGTAGTTACTACGCTACCGCTGTCTAATAGTTGAGCTGCGGGGTTAGTACCGTCTAAATAATATACTTTGCCGTTATAGAAGTACATCGCGCCCTCTTCATTCTTAATAGTTGAGGGGTCGTTAACTAGGTCTAGTCTTACGTTATAAGCTGTGTTTTTAATGTCTCTTGCCATTTTATTTTATTAATTTTTTAAGTTCCTCGATTATATCGTTTTCGCTGCTCATCTCTAAAGCTTCTAAGCCTTGGTAGATACCCTCAATAGAAAACCCTTTGTAGTCGCCCGCTTTTATTTTCTCCCATTCGTTATCATTATAGACTTTCATAGTAATAGCCCAACTTCCTACAGGAGCTTTAAGGTTGTATAACGCTGTTTTGTCCTTGTCTGTGTCCTCAACTAACCAACTTTCAATAACACTAACCCCAGTAACTGGTCGCTCATGTTCAGAAGTCACGTTATTAAGGTTCAACTTTTTCATAAATAGCTCCGCAGTTTTGTAGATAGTCTCTTTTGAGAAGTAAATATTAAACTCCTTTTCTTTGATCTTACGATAAATGCGTTTCTCAGGTACTAAAGCAAGCCCTGTTACTATACGCTTTTCGTCGTCTACTACTTTTAACTCCATCTTATAACCCGACAATGCTATAAAGTTCTCCTCTATAGCGGGGTTCTCTACTAACGACACGGCGAATACTCCGTCCTCGTTTTCGTCCTTAATGAATAATTCTACTTCTTGTAATTTCATAACTTATTTACGTTTAAAGTGTACTTTGTTGTATTTTGTTTCTTTCGAGCGACTGAGCCGAGGTAACATCTCCCGCCACTACATACGCTTGTAAAGGTTGCTGCCCTAGTGTCTGAGCTAGTTGGTTAGTGCCTGTGTTACCCACTACGTTAAAAGTCGCGGGGTTAGCCCCTCCACCTGTTGGCGGGTTAGGTATGTTAGAAGCCCCTCCTCCACCACCTCCAGCGTTAAACTGTGTTCGTGCAATAGTTGCTATTTGAGCAGCACCCGCAGCAGCAGCAATACCCGCCTCTATAAATTGCGCACCTGTTGCTAATTTAATCGGGTTACCTCCAGCAGTTAAGGCTGCCGTAACAGCTAGTGCTGTATTGGTAATAGCTTGTGCTAAGTTAACCGCCTTAGTAACGTTAAACGCTCGCTCTTGTGCAGCTTCACTCTCTCCAGCAAAAGAATTTATTAAATCACCAATAGCACCGAACGCAGCAAAAGTTAATTCTAGTTTTTGCTTTTGTAATTCTTGCTCTCTTAATAGTTCCGCTTCGGCTAGTTCCTTCTTTTTGTTATCGGCTTCTATTGCAGCATCTACTTTAGCTTCTTCGGCTGCTAATTCAGCATCTAAGCTAGCTTGTATCTGTTCTAATAAAGCTTG